GTGCAGACGGGGACGATTCAAGTCGGGGTGGATATTACTATCCAAACTGGCGCGACAATCACTGAAGGAAACGCATAATCATGGGACTCAGAGAAGAAATACTGGCTCTTCCACCAGAACTGCTTGCGCAGCACGATACGCAAGCTATTGCCGAGGCGTTGCCCTTGCGGATTACGCTCCGATACACTGAGATCGGCAAAGGAAAGATCATCAGTGTAATTGGACTAGCAGCGGCTAACAACGTTCTAGATGTGATCGAGACTGTTCCTGACTATCGACACGTCAAACAGTTGGTTGAGAATGGTTGGCTGGACATCAGCTCCCCACTTGCTCGGCAGTCGCTGGATGCAATGGTTCCTGCCGTCATTACGCAAGAGCAGGCCGATACTATCAAGGCACTGGGGGAGGTTCGCACACCAGTCAGTGAGTACGAAGTTCGGTGTATCTGCTGGGCTGATAATGGAGATTGGACGCTATGACCACAGCAACAGCAACGAAGAACGCGCGCACACTCATCGCAGCGGCGACCAGCAACACAGCCGGATCGACAACCCGTGGCACGCTTGACCTCCGCACGGCATTTGGCGGCCTGCTCACCATCAAAATCACCAACGGTGGCACAGGCCCGACAGTACAGGCGGTGGCCAATGTCTTGGTAGCGCACAACAGCGGGACCACGCCTACCGCCGCCAGCGCCGGCACGGACTGGAAAACGATCTACCAGGTCGGGAATGGTGTAGTGGCGAATACTGTGGGTGAGTGGAATCTCTCAATTGAGCAGAGTGTGATGCATGTGGAGGTTGAAGTTACTGGAAATACTGGGCAAACAGTGACATGTGAAGCCTTCCTTTCCGAGTTGACCAGCATCAACAACGCCTGATATGTTCCTGATCCCGCGCAAACGCATCTGGACGCAGCAGCCACAATATCCGACTACGCTAGAGCACGGTCTTGATGTCTTGTTTTCGGCCCCGCTAGCTGGATTTGGGGCGATTGAGTATAAATCAAACCGACTTGGCACGGTCATAGGGGCTCCCGTCACCGAAGTTAATAGCCTCGGAGTTTTGACGCGTTTTGGGTCAGGCAAGCGAATAACGTTCCCAGCCTTGACCGGCATAACCGGATCGACTCCTGTAACTATTGCATGGACGCAGGAAGCGGTAAGTGCATCAGGTTTTTGTACAACGGCTGAAATCGGTTATGGTGGATCGGCGTCTTTCCTGATCTATAACTCCACATCAAACAACTCGTATGGTATTTCGTGTGGATCATCCCTTGGCAATGCCAAATTCACAACCGCAGGGCTGTTGATCAACGGGGAAGTGAATAAGTTTGCTCTAGTGTGTGCTGCTGGTTTGGCGGGAGGAGGGGCGTCATTTACTCTGTTTAAAAATGGTATACGCCACACTGGATCGACGACAGCAATTAGTGCATTAGCAAGCTCTGTTGTTGAGATTGGGTCAAGAAGCTCAGGAACCGAGTTTTTTAATGGGCGTATCGGAAATTTTACGATAATCAATGGAAGCAATGAGGATTTAGCACGATCACTGTCCGAATCCCCGTGGCAAATCTTCCGCGCTCCCGATTCGCGCATCTGGGTACCCTCAGCTGGTGGGGGCGCAACCTCAACAACTACAATCTCAGCAACTACTGATAATGCAGTTGGATCGGTAAACTCTCACACAACCGCAAAAACTTCTATCACCGCGGTGACGGAAAACGCTGTCGGGAACATTGTCTCTGTATCCGCAGCCTCCGTTACGACTAGCATTAATGCAGTTACAGCAAACACAGTTGGAAGTGTAGCATCGAAGACTACTTGTAAATCTACCGTTCAAGCAGTCACAGCCAATGTGGTAGGATCTGTAGCCTCAAAAGCAACCTGTAAGACTGCTGTGGCTGCGGTGACAGGAAATGCTGTTGGTGCGATTGCCTCCTACAGTGGAGCGATCCCCACCCCTCCCATTGCAATCAGGCGTGGTGGGCAGTCGAATGTACGCTCGCAGTATGGACCGCCCAGCTTGGAGGCTTTCCGCTCTGGCAGTGGCACTCCTATAGTTGTTGATATAGCAAATGGCAGGCTCTACATCTTGCGCAATGATGAAGTTATTGTAGATTGCCTGCTTCTGTCTGATAATGGAGTTTGGGACGACCTACGCTTCCCTGCGCAGAGCATCAATCCCGGCGGAGCTGTGGCCGCCCCCGCTGTAAGCACTGATTTGAACGGATTCCCCGGAACCCTGGACTTCTCCGGCACACAGATTAATATCATCACCGGCGCGTTCCAGATGCCCCATGCCTGGCAGGACGGGACGGAAATCCACCCACATATTCACTGGATGAAGAGTGTGGCAGGGGCAGGGGTTGTCGGTTGGCAGTTCAAATGGCGGAAGATGCCGATTAACGAGGCTGCAGGGGTATGGTCAGCTTGGTTGGATGGGGTATCCGCAGCTTTCAACGCGCCAGAAACTGCCGCTGACTGGCACTATATCACAGCATTTCCGGCCATTGACATGACGGGCTTGGGGGATAGTGACATGATAGCTTGGCAGATGCAGCGCCTAGGCAATACAGATGCCTACAACTCCGTCGCCAGACTCTTGGAGTTCGACGTACACTATCGGTCGGATAGACTGGGGTCGGAAGTGGAGTATCCGACAGTATGAGTGATCCAGTCCAAACAGTCCTATGGACTCCCCAAGAAGGGCCACAAATGGCCCTTTTACAATGCCCAGTCTTTGAGGTGTTCTACGGTGGCGCGCGCGGAGGGGGGAAGACTGAGGGTTCTATTGGGGATTGGCTTCAGCACTCCAGTACTTATGGGGAGGGCGCGATTGGAATTTTCTTCCGCCGGAAACTTGTCCAGCTGGCTGAGGTCATCGCCCGGACTAAGCAAATCTTCCCCAAGCTCGGGGGGAAGTACAACGAGCAGAAGAAAGAATGGCTGATGGCCAACGGGGCCCGGCTTAAATTCGCATATTTGGAAAGGGACTCAGATGCTGAAGAATACCAAGGGCACTCCTACACCAGGATATACGTTGAAGAACTCACGAACTTCCCCTCCCCATCGCCGATCGATAAACTTAGGGCTACGCTACGCTCTGGTCTTGGGGTTCCAGTTGGCATGCGTCTCACTGGCAATCCTGGAGGTCCTGGCCACTCATGGGTAAAGCGCAGGTATATTGACCCCAATCCAGCAGGATACCAAATCATCACCGAGGCCTGCGAAATTGAGATTGATGGGGTTAAGTCAATTGTCAGTCTGGATCGAGTCTTCATCCCTTCGAAGATTGGGGATAATCAACTGCTGATGCGGAACGACCCCACGTATATCCTGCGATTGCGGCAGTCCGGCTCGGAGGCTCTAGTCAACGCTTGGCTCAAGGGGGATTGGTCGCTGGTGGATGGTGCTTTCTTTGACGAGTGGGATGAGGACAAGCATGTTTTGCGGGCAGCGGATTGGTTGTCCAAAATCCCCCAAGACGCCCAACGTTTCCGCGCGTTTGACTGGGGTTCCGCCAAGCCCTTTTCTTGCGGCTGGTATGCCATGTCGGATGGAACCTGGGGATTGCCCAAGGGGGCTCTTCTGCGCTACCGAGAGTGGTATGGCTCTACAGGTCCCAACAAAGGTTTGAAGATGACCGCGGATTTGGTGGCGCAGGGGATTGTCCTGCGAGAGGCTGGAGAGCGAATCCGCTATGGCGTGGCTGACCCTGCCATCTTCATCCAAAACGGCGGGCCCAGTATTGGTGAAACCATGCACCTCAATCGCTGTGGTTGGCGGAAGGCAGATAACAAACGCCAAGCTGGCTGGGAGCAGATGCGGCAAAGACTTGTTGGGGAAAACGGACTGCCCATGCTCTATTTCCTAGACTGCTGCGAAGATGCGATCCGCACTGTCCCCGTCCTCCAGCACGACGAAACCAACACCGAGGACCTGGACACTGAGGCGGAAGATCATGCTGCTGACGAAATCCGATATGGTTGCATGTCTCGCCCCTGGTTCCCCAAACCCATCATTGTTCCAGGCACGGGATTGCCCAAACTCCCCGGCCAATACACTATCAACGAACTTATCGCAAAGCGCAGCCAAGAACGCCGCCTCGCTGCGGAATAACCCAAAGGACTGAGAATGAACATTTTGACAGGTGCTTCGCAGGCAGAGAAATCAGAAGAACTTCCCTCGACTGAGGATGCGACGGTTAAGTATTGGCTGGAGGAAATCTCCGATGCACGGAAGCGTGAGAAGTCTTGGCGGAAAGAGGCCAAGGGGCTGGTGGCGTTGTATGAGGTCACTGATCCCAAGGAAAACGAGTTCAACATCCTCTACTCCAACACGGAAACGCTGCTCCCGGCCCTGTACAATAACACTCCCAGGCCTGTAGTGCAGCGAAAGCACAAGGACGTCGATCCTGTTGGTGCAATGGTTTCCAAGGTTCTGGAGCGTTCGCTGGTGTTCATGCTTGACCCAGGCGATATGGACTATTCCCCATTTGACTCCCTGATGGAATCAGCCGTGCTGGATGCGTTGGTGCCGGGCCGTGGGGTTACGCGATTCAAGTACGATGCGGAGCTGGTTGATGCTACGACAGAAGGCGAGCCGGCGCAGGTTTCCTACGAATCTGTGTGTGGGGAAGAGATTGCTTACGACCGCATTCTGTTCGGCTATGCCAAGCGCTGGAAAGATGTGCCTTGGCTAGCCTTCGAGCATTTCCTCACCCGCAGCGAGGCCATCAGCGTTCTGGGCAAGGAAATCGGCTCCAAAATCCCACTGACAATCTCCAGCAAGGAAGATGAGGGGGACGACAGCGACAATACCAAGCCCTCCAATGCCGAGGGTACCAAATTTGCGCATCTGTATGAAATCTGGGACAAGGCCAAGCGGCAAGTGGTGTTTGTCAGCCCTGGCTGGAAATCCGGCGTGGCCAAACCTACTGTAGATGATCCACTGGAACTCCAGGGATTTTTTCCCATTCCCCAGCCGCTGCAATTCACCTCCAAGATCACGTCGCTTCTCCCCACCCCGCTGTACATGTTCTATGAGCAGCAGGCCAAGGAGCTGAACCGTGTCACGATGCGCATTAACAAACTGACCAATGCACTGAAAGTGCGGGGTTTCTATGATGCCAGTATTGACGGGATCAGCAAGGTTATGGAGGCTGAGGATAATGTCCTAATCCCAGCTGACAACATCTCTGCACTGGCGCAGGGCCGTGGCCTGGACCAATCCATCTGGCTCATGCCGATCACTGATCTGATCCAAGTCCTGCAAGAGCTATACCTCCAGCGGACCCAGGTCAAACAAGTCATTTATGAAATCACTGGGATCAGTGATATCCTGCGAGGGTCAAGTGCGGCGTCGGAAACCGCCACTGCGCAGAATATCAAAAACCAA